TCGTTAAGACCTGCTATAACTAATTGTTCTTGTGTACTTAATCGTAAAGTAGCTAAGAAGTCTTTTTGGGCTTGTTCCTGTTTTTCGTAGACAGAAAAGTCCTGTTTAGCAGGTGTAAGAGACATACTCATAAGAGCATCTTCATCTGAAAATCTTTGCTTGTATAGAAAAGTCTCTTCAGCAAACCTTTGATTGTAGGCTTTTGTTCTAGCTTTAGATACTTTTTCTACTAGAGCTATAGTCTCATCAGTCATAGTTACAGCTTGAGCCATTAAAGACTCTTCATCTTCAAACCTCTGATTATGTCTTCTAATGTCAGCTTCTTGATTTTTCTTAGTTAGTTCAATATTCTCTTTTGATAAACTAAGTGTCATATCCATAACAGACTCTTCGTCTGCAAACCTCTGATTATGTCTCCTGATCTCAGCGTCTTGATTATCTTTAATCAAACCTATGTTTTCTTTTGACATACTTAGAGACATACTCATAAGAGCCTCTTCATTTGCAAACCTTACGTTATGCAATCTGACTCTTTCTTTTTCTTCGTCTTTGAGTTGTTTGTCTATAATGGCCTGTTGTCTAGCTACCTGACTTTCAATAAGTTTTATCATAGCCTCGGTAGACTGCAACATACTTTCGCCAGCTTTTGAGGTAGGAAGTCTCTTAGTTATTCTACCTTCTTCACCATCCCCAGAAGAGGGTACAGCAACAGTTGGAGCTAGTACATTTCTAAATGATTCAAGTGCCTTTAATTGTTCTTCTAGACTACCACCAACGAGGGCTTCCTCAAGACCACTTCTAGCACCCTCAAAAATCTTTTTGTTTACTGATAACCCTAGTTTATCAAAAGCCTTACTGTAGATACTTTCGTCACTAAGATCTTCCATATCCATAAAAGGATTAATCATTAGTAAACCAAGTTGTTTAGCTGTCTCAAGGACTGTAGTAAATTTACTGTTTGCTACATCTAACTTATCTATGAAAGAAATGATAGAGGCATCAAACTGGGCTTCAGCTATTGCTTTAGAACTTTCTGCTATAGAGATCATTGCTAAAGAAGCGGAAGTTAAATTGCCATTAGAGTTTAACTCATTGAGTTTATCTACAGCAGAGTTAATTTCATCTACTGAATTACCTACATCTTCCATAGCCTCTTTTAGTGTAGTAGCCTGTGTACCAGACTCCATAAACATTCTACCTACAGCAGAACCAATAGGTATAAGGATACCAAGTGCGGCTGACAGACCTACAGCGGCTCCCATACTTAACCCAAGAGGGCCAGCAATCATAGGTAGTATACCTGCTAACTGAGAACCCTGTTGACTAAATGCAACAAAAGCACTTGTACCACCCTGAACCTGAACTGCAAAGTCACCAAACTGATAACCTAACTGTTGAATAGCCATGTTAGAGCCATTCATTTTATTCTTAGTATTACCTACGTTCCTATTTAGTGTGCCAGTAGAGTTAGATAAGAGGTCAGAAGTCTTAGCCGCGTTTAATTGAGCTTTAGCGTACTTATGTATAATGGGAGTAGCTTTTTGGTACGACATATTAGAAGTACGCATTTGCTTATTTATTCGTGTTAGACCTTTTCTGTATTCTTTCTGAGTAATAGCTTCCCTAGCTCTTGCATTAGCTAGTTTCTTAATGTTAGTCTCAAGTTTCTTAGTTCTATCTATAGCGGCTACTGTGCCTCTATCATCAACTGAAATTGTTAGTTGAATTTGACCTACATCGTTAGCCATTCGCTACCCCCATATAAACTGTATCAACACGTTTTATTACTTCTATATCCCTAGAGGAAATATGTGTCTCAGTCAGTTCCTTCCATGCTTTAATTTCAATATAAGTTATCGGGTTAGGTCCAGAGAATCCCATAGTTCTACTATTGCTTAATGCAATAAAGGCAGACCAGACATGAGACAGTAGCGATGGAAAATGTGTCGGGGGTTCCAGTGCTTCAGGTCTACGTCCAATCTGCCTTTCTACTTGTTCTAAATGTTCTCGTTCTGTAGTGCCGTCCTTATCAGGTTTGTTGAGCTTAAACTGATGTTCAGCCCATTCACATAACTGATTAGTTAGGCTTTCGTAAAATCCAGAGAGTCTGCAAGTGCCTCCTCAATCTGATCTTTGATCCAAAACACTTCATCGTAAAGATCTTTAGCTTTAGCAATGGAGAGCTTAGGTTGCTCTTTGTTGTAGGTTATGTTCCACTCAGAAGTTATCTTAGATAACATATCTAGTGTAGCTTTTTCCATCTCTTGAGCAGTCAAGTTTGTACTCTTATTAGACTGCATGTCTTTAAGACGTTTATTAGTTTGTTCGTGCATTAACTCTTTGTACTCTTTAGAGTGACTAGCATATACAACGATAGTCATATCTGTCTTATCATCATTCTTAAGTACAACACCAGTGTTAGGGTGCTTTAGTTTTACTTCTACAGTGTTACTTGTAGGTTTTAGATCCATTAAATCCATGTCGAGTTCCTTTCGGGGAAATAAATGTCGGGGAATATATATAAGTGTGGGAACTTCCGACCCGACTCAGAAGTCCCCACTAACCTTAGCTAAGGTGTTACGTTATGAAGGTCGTGTGATCTTCAAGTTAGTTGCTTCAGTTGCATCATATAGAGCAACGAAGGACATGCTAATCATTCGGCTTGTAGGTCCATCTACACCGACATCAGCACTGTTAATTTTGACTTTAGGGAATTGGAATGTATAAGCGTTAGTTCCTGTAGGATCGTTAACTGATACTTCAATCTCTGTTTCTGTTTCGTTAAGGAAACGGTTAATTAATGCCGCATCCTCAAAGTAAGCTGTTAGTGTACCTTCAACTTCTGCTCTACCATATTCTAATGATGGTGCGCTATCATCTCCGATTACGAATGTAGGTGCGAAGGAATTAGTTAGAGTGAAGTCTAATGCAGTTACGATAGCTACGTTAGATGCTCCACCTACGTTACCTATACCGATGTCACCTGAGTAAGCATCAAATGGTGCGGCTCCAGAAGCGGCATCTTGTGTCTTCTCAGTAGCACCTATAGTCATATTCTTACCTACCATACCGAAGGTAGTAGCTACCATCTGGTTAGGTGCGAGGGAAATAGCCATAGTGGAAACTGAACAACCTGTAAACAAACGAGCTTGATCTATATCAGCGGCATAATCTTCTATAGAGAAGAACTTAGGTGTTGTGCCTACTTTAAGTACGTCAGTTGACCAAGTACTTAACATAGCTGATTCTAATATATCGTCGTAGTCAGCATCTCTGAGGTCTACAACAATGTCTCCAGCTACTTGTCTGTTGCCGTGGCGATCTACACGAGGCATACGGTCAGCTTGGATGTCGTTACCAGCTACACGGTCTTTAGTTAAGTTTAAAGAGTGTGTGCTGAAAGGAAGGTTAGTAAAGTTGCCAGCAGGTGTCGTACCGAAAGTGCTTTCAGTAATAAAAGACAGGCTGGAGCGTGAACCCTGTGCAAAGGCCATGATGTATTCTCCTAGTTATTTATAAATGTACCATCCGATATTAATCGGAACGTAGTACCAAGGGCTGTCAATCAAACCTTGTTGCCTCTCAGCATAGTCGATTGATAATTTAATTGTTTCTGATTCTGCGTTAGTAAACGATATGTCAGTTGTAGCTTGAAATGCGTCTATAACTTTGTTAACATAACCGTCTGCGGTTGAAGGTCCGTTACCTTCTGGTGTAAATACTGTAACAGCAAAGACACCTTGATACCTGAGTTGAGGATTTAAGCCCCTTACAGCAGGTCTAGTCACTGTAGGCAAGTACATTACTCTAATAAAGCTAGTACCTGTTGTCGGCTCAAATGCTACGTTCTCGTAAGCGATGTCGGGGAGATTAGCCGTGTTCGAGATGTGTGTCTCAAGTGCGGCTCTTATATCATTATGTATACTAGCCATATTTATTCCTTACTCTCTCAAATATTTTATAAGGTTGTGTAAGTCTCCAGTTAGCTCCACCTTCCTCTACACTTATAGCGTGAGGTGAACCATTCCTAAGAACAATAGTATCTTTGTAGTTAAAGTCTTGTATACTATTTATATCGTTTAATAGATTGTTAAGACCTTCTGATGCCATAGCTTGTGGATCGGCTTCTTTAGGTCTACCTTCAGAAGACTTACCTCTAGGTCTACCTGAACCAACACCGTAAGAAAAGGATGTTATATAAGCACCAGTATCTACCGTAGGAGTAGATATATTTATAGTATAATCAGCTATTTTTTCTAATCTATCTTTTACAGCTAATTCTACTGCCATATCAACTTTACTTTTTAACTTAGATATAGTTTTTTCTAGGTTTACTACCTGTTTCATATCTTACTCCTGTACATCACATATGTAACACATAGCGACACCGTTAGAGAATATAGATACTGCTCTTGTTACTTTAACTGTGTCACCATTACCTATAATTAAGTCGTCAGGAAATGGATCTATACCTACACCAAGGTAAGGTACTACACACTTACGTACACCTCTAATAACTTCTTCAGGGTTAGCACTAGAATAGTCATAGAAGTAACCAGTGAAGCTATAGTCAGTGGTAGATGAACCTACTACAGAACCTGTAGCTGGATTATAAGTACCGTCCGTAGTAATTTTACGTAGTGTTAGTGTTTCACCAAAATCTTCAACCAACTTGAGTAAGTCAAATGCTCTAAAAGACATATGTTACTCCCCTTCTATTCGTATTCAGGTGTTTGGTAGCTTGGTGGGTTCTTAAATCTATCTCTTCTGAAAGAGCCTTCAATGCGGTTAGTGTTCTGTCTTACAGCTTCTACTGTACTCTTAGTAATACCACCAGCTAGTACCCCTACCGAAGCACCTGAAGTTTTACCTTGATACTCTAAGTTGTCTGCTAGTGAATTGTAGTGTGTAACTAAGTCAGAGTAGTCAGCTTTTAAAGCTCCACTAAGTTCTGTGTTTACTTTCCTAGAATACTTAGATGCTATAGCTCTAGCAACCCAAGCTCCAGAGTAGTACACGTTATTACCATTCTCAGTCAAAGAGAAAGTAACTTCTTCGTTTTGTACTTGCTGGTCAGTTGTGTCAGTATCACCAACTAAAAGTCGTACTGTATTGAGACGACCAGAAGCCGTAGTTGTGTTTAGATCCGTTGGATCGTAAGACCAAGCCATTTAGTCGTCCCCTTTGTTTATTCTCCGAGAATGTTATCTCTTATTTTATAGTAATCTTCTGTTATCCAGCGATTGTTATTTAAGAACCGACGAATAAGACCTCGTTGCTTATCGTCTATCTTTGACTTCTTACACTTCTTAGTATTAAACTCTTTTGTGCTAGAGGTTCTATCTTTAACTTCGCTGTTAAGTAAGTTCACAAGTAATTCGAGTTGCTTACCAGAGAACTCTGATAGTCTATCTCCAACCTTTGTCTGAACTACTAATTCTTCATTGTGGTACAAGTAACCAGAAGCGTATAGTATTGCAACTTTATCTTGATGCAAACCTCGCTCTAACCAGTTAAAGTGATCTCCACGTTTCCAATCTCGATTGTCTGCCGTAACAGGCATTTTAATAAAGACAGGCCAATCAACCTGCCATCCCAAGTATGATGGGTGCATAGGACTACTCCGTTATAAGGATATTATTATGTTCTTTTATTATTTGGGTGCAACCCCAAGCAACTAAGCTCAGGGTTCACCAGTATGTTATATGTATATTAAGCGATTACTGCTTCGAAGAAGTATCCTAAGTCAGCACCGACGACTTTCATGTCGTATGCCATTTTCACTTGGATATGTTCTGCAACTTGCTGACGCTTAAGAGCATCGTCTGAGAAAGATTCTACAGTAACACCTAAGTTGTTTACACTTGGGATATTGTTCCAAGCGAATGTTAAACCAGCCGCAGGTGTCATAAGACCTGATGAGCGAGGTGTATGTACTAGTAGAGCGTTCTTACCACCGATAAATGCATTGCTTTCTGCAACACCTTCTACAGAACTGTTCTTCACAGCTTCCATTACGTAGAAGTTTTCTACTTCAAAGATCTCAGCTAATTTAGCATCTGTGATCAAAGCAGTGTTTGTTACAGTTGCTCCACCGTTTAAGCGAGCTAAGATGTCTGGGTGGTTAATTAATACGTCACGTACTTCTTTACCTACAACCATTGTGTTTGGCTTAAATCCACCAGACTTAAGTTGCATTGTGCGACGACCCGTAGTTACATCTGAGATAGGTGTAGAGTTCGTGTAGTCTGACCACAAGTTAGATGGAGTAACGTCTGTTGTCCAGACACCAGCGTTAAAGAATGTAGAAGCGAAACGCTCCTCACGATCAATTAACAGACGGTTTGTCAATGTCTCTGCACCAGCAGAACGTATTTCTAACATTGAGTCTTCGTTAGCAAGTGTTTGCTCGTCGAAGTCCATGCCTAAACCATATACGTCAGCGTAGTAAGCGGCACTTGAAAGAGCCATCCCAATACGGTTAACTTCTGTACGCGGTGCTAATTTCTTAACATCACCTGTACGGTTCATGTTTGCACGGTCATAGATATAATATTTATCTGACTGAGATTGTACGCCCACTGTTGGGAATACTTTGTCAGCGATAAAGTTTGTTTGTTCTTGTACATAAGCAAGCGTTAAATTAGATAACGGCTGATCTATATGTACTGAAGAGGGAGTTAATAATGGCATTATGTTATTCCTTTAAAATGCTGATTTAGGCCGCTAAGTTGCCACCTTGGATCATTTCTATTTCGATGATTTGTCCATCTACACCAGCTTCACGGGCATAGCCTAAGATAACGTCACCAGTTGCGGCTGTTAAAGCATCACCTGAAGCGTCTGTCTGTACAGCGGCTCCAGCGGCAATAGTACCACCAGCAGTTACCATGACTGAACCAGAAACGGTTACAGTTACAGCTTTACCAGCACCTGCGCCTACGATGCAAACACCGATAGCGTTTTCGCCAGCAGAATCAGCTAGGTCTACTTGACCATCTGACTCAAGAGTTACGAATTTGAATTGTGCTGAAGATAAATCTTCCCCAGCGATGAAAGTACGGTTGTCACGAGACTGCATTACCGCCATGATTATTCCCCTTTGTAGGTTTTGTTAATAAGTGACTTACCTTCGTCAGTCTTCGCTACAACAGCGTAAGCCTTTGCGTATTCACTTTTCTTTAGTTGGTTGTCGTCCATGTAGGACTTTACAAGACTATCTAGTTTGTCTGAAGATGAGGCGAACTCACCATCTACATCTGACTTACCAAATTCTTCCATAGATGCGCCAATAGATGCGTCACACGCCTTTAGTGCTTCCATGATTTTTTCTTCTTCTGCGAACTTCTCTACTAGAGACTTAGCTACAGCTAAATCAAAGTGTGGTAGAGCTTCTTCAGCACTCTTAGTTAAAGCAACGTCAGCTTTTTCTAGAGCCGCCGCTTCAAGTGCTTTAAGGACTGGAGCAGGGATGTCAGACTTAGCTACCATCTCACCTTCTATGTCCATCATTTCTACTTCAGCTTTCTTTTCGATTGCTTCAGCAGTTATAACGTAGCCATTGTCTATAAGACCTTTACGAAGTGTTTCATTCTCAGCTTTCAGTGCTTCTACTTCAGCTTCTAGAGGATTAACCTCTTCTGCCTTCTCAGCAACTTCTACTTCTTCTGCAACTTCTTCAGCTTTTTCCATGTCATATCCAAGGGCTTTCATCGCATCTGCGCGACCACAACCTTTGTCTTTCATGTAAGCGGCTACTTTGGTTTCCATTTCTTCATTCATTTTATTAATACCTTCAAAGGAATTGTCACGCTTGAAGAGGCTAACCATTGCCTGTGCATTGGCTGGACGATCCACTAGGGAAAGTTCTTCAAGGTGCAAGTTTTTTAGGAGATTAGGCAAGTTAGATTTCCTCCTTAATAGCACGTCCACCTATAGAGAACGCGGCGAGTTCACCAGACTTCACCATTGCCCAGACATCATCGTCGAATACTTTGTAAGCGACAACCCATCCTTCACGGTCAGACTGGATACCTAGAGAATCACCTATTTCTTTAGTGATTGGGAGTGAGTGTACAACGACACCTACTTGATCCCCAGTATGCATAGCCTTGCCGACTCGCACATGCTCCATAAATTCATTAACAGCTTTCACAAGAGTGTCAGCCTCTATTACATCACCTTGTCGATCTACTACAGCGTCACCCTTTTCGGTTACTACTGAAGCCCAACCGTAGACTAATCGTTGTTCGTCGTCAGTCTTAAGGATCTTACCTTCAATATCTGCTTTAGTCATATCACCCACCGATGTATTTGATTGCCACATACGACATGACCAATAGCCAGCCGTTGTTTTATCTTTCTTACTGTCACAGTTATGTCTAGCTCGAAAGTTAGCTCTAGCTTTAGGATCATCCCGACGAATTTCCATGTTAGGATCTCCGAATGTAACTCTCTTAACCTTGCCACCAGACTGTACAAAGACTTCAAACTTCTTGTTGCCACCTTGTATACGTCTAGGCTTATTTAAAGTGACTTTCTCACCTTGATAATCAGCTTTAGCAAACTCTGTCTTCATGATCTCTTGTACAATGACCCTGAGAGCCTCTATACGATCCACTGAGGGGGCTTCAGCTTCTTCTGTAGGCTCATCCCCACTGTAGTAGGCTAGATACGCCTCATGGCTCTCTGCTGGCATGTACACAGCCTGTCCATCATAATCAGATACGTGAATAGCTCCACCAAGTCCTAAATCCATAGATCTAGAGATAGCTTCAGGCTCTGTTGTAAAGATATCGTTAGCGTATTGTGCTTTACGTAGAGTAGATAGCTTATGACCAACCATTTGACCTGTAGGCTTACCTTTATCGTCAGTTATTTCAATACGTGCCGCAGGTTCTTCTTTTGTACCTGTTATTTTAACTGGAATGTTAGGTACTGTACCATCTCTTACTACTTGACGTACAATGCCACTAGCAGTTCCACCAGATGAGTTCCAAGATACTTTAGATCCGACTTTCATGATAAATAACCTTATGTTTCGTTCTTAATTAATACACCTTGGAAAGATGCGCCTATTGCGTTATTAGAGGTGTTAGTAACAATCCTACACTCTAAATCAGTCTTCTCTGGGTAAGGTCGTGGATACTCAAACTTAGTAATTAACTGATTAGTTTGTAGTACATTAATAAACCTAGTTCTAAAGACATTAGATCCATGTGAACGACTTACAAAACTACAAGTTGCAGTTTTCTGAGATTGGGTAAGTGCCGCAGTAAAATTAATATCATCTAAGTATAACGTATATCCAGCAGGTACTGTGTATGCGGCTATCTGTGTCTGATTACCTATACCAAGGTTAGCGTATACTGTACCATTAGGTACTCCACCTGTAGCTCCAGAAGATCCTATGTATATAGTGCCACCAGAAGTTCCAGAAGAACCTGCTAAAGTAACAAAAGCTCTATATACTCTCAAGTACGACAACTGAGTAGCTACTTGTGTCTGTCCGTTTAGAGTTATAGTTTCTTCTATCTCTACGTAGTTCTCATCTAGACCTTGTATAAGTATTGTGTTAGCACCTGAGCCACCACTTGTGTCATTTACGCTTGTACTGCTTA